CGATTGATGTGCTTACGCCGCTTTTGCTGATATTTATAGCGAGTCCGGGAGCAATTCGGATTCGTTTGCGAAATCTAAACCCCATTGGAAACTCCTTTAATTAAAGATGCGATGGGGCAGGGCCGCTCTGTGGCAGCTTATAACTCCATGTTAGATTTTGACATATCAAAGGGTGTCTTAGCTAATCTTAGTTGATTGAAAAGCGAGCAGTTGATTTGAATGGCGCACAATATTACAGCAATCTATTAAGAAGCACATTGTCATCTGGGCTCTTAAATTTGTCGCTGTGGTGCTACACCTTCCGAATGAGTTCATGCAGAACCGACTAACAACCAAGCCCAGTCCGGGGCTTTCAACCACCCCAAGCCTCGCTAATGCGGGGCTTTTTTATGGAGCAAACATGGCAGTCGAAACCTACAGCTGGCGCTCGCAGCTCGGCGCTGGCCCTGTTGAATACAGCCAGACGGTGCGTGCGGCGCAGTTTGGCGATGGCTATGAGCAGGTTGCCGAGAACGGCATCAACTCCACCGCGATCCAGGTGCCGATGAAACATACCGGCACTGAGACAGAGGTAAACGCAGTGCGCGATTTCCTTCTGGCTCATACCGTGAAGGCCTTCATCATTACGCCGCCGGGCGAAGAGAAGGGGATGTATCGCGTTGTCGCCGACTCTGTTCGCAAAAACCAGATCAGCAGCAAATTCGCAGAGCTGACGTTCACTATTAAACGGTCCTACGGGGTATACGCATAATGGCACTTGTTGATCAGGCGGCGAAGCTGGCGCCAGGTGGCAGGGTCCGCCTGGTCGAAGTGGATGCCTCAGAGTTCAGCGGCGGGATCCACCGCTTTCACTACAGCCCGTTTCCCCATTCACCTGCCGAGATAGACGCGGCGAACGGCGACGAGGCCAGGCTGGGGCCGAAGCCCATCATCTGGGATGGCAACGCCTACGAGTTCTGGCCCTTCCAGATTGCCGACTTGGCGCTTTCAACGGATCAGGCCGCCGAGCCAAAGCTCAGCGTGTCTAACCTCGACGGCCATATCACTGCGCTGTGTCTCCAGTTTAAAGACATGGTGAATGCAAAGGTGAGCATCATTGACACCTACGCGGTTTACCTGGATGCGGTGAACTTCCCGGGCGGTGTTAATCCGACAGCAGACCCGACGATGTTCTCCCTGCAGACCTTCTGGCTGGATACCAAAACCTCTGAAGATGACGAGGTGGTGTCCTGGTCGCTCAGCAGCCCGGCAGACCTGCAGAACCTGGTCATACCAACCCGGCAGATCACCTCTCTCTGCGAATGGGCACTGCGCGGACAATACCGCAGCGGTGACGGCTGCACCTACAATGGCACGGCATATTTCGATGCGAAGGGTAATGCGGTAGCAGACCCGGCGTTTGATGTATGTGGTGGCTGCCTGAGTGACTGCCGTAAGCGCTTCGGCGCCGGGCTGGCAGAACCGAACACTGCCGTCCTTGATTTCGGCGGCTACCCGGCGACAGTACTCTTCACCCGATAACCGGATATACCCATGAACAAAACCATTATGACGGCGATCCGGGCGCATGCGCTGGAGGAATCCCCACGCGAGTGCTGCGGCTTTGTCATTCAGTCAGGACGGCGCCAGCGCTATATCCCTGTGCCGAACAGCCACGAAAACCCGACCGAGCATTTCAGAATTGACGGTCAGCACTGGGCGAACGCCGAGGACGCAGGAACCATTATCCGCGTCATTCACTCCCACCCGGGCGATGGCGCCCGGCCTATCCCCTCTGACCTTGATCGCCAACAGTGCAATAACTCTGGTGTGGTCTGGGGCATTTACGCGCCGGACTGCGATGAATACGCAGAGATAACACCAGACGCCATCCCGCTGATTGGCCGGCCGTTCCTCCTTGGCTCGCATGACTGCTGGGGGCTGACTGGTCATGGACTGGCACGCTACACAGGGCGTAGCGCTAAACGATTTCCGCGTGGATTATCCGTGGTGGGAAAGCCAATACCCCGACAACCTCTATTTCGATTACTGGGAGTGTGAGGGGTTTGTCGAATGCGGCCCCGCGCCCGGGTGCATGGTCATCATGCAGGTCGAGTCGGACAAGTGGAACCATGCGGGGATCATCACCGAAGAGGGCGAGCTGCTGCACCACCTGTACGGCCAGCCATCCTGTATCACACCTTATGCCCGTGGATATTTTAAAGACCGGACGATGATCTGCGTTCGACACAAAGACCTGCCGCAGGAGATTAAGCCATGGCGCGCTTAACCACGATTCGATTGTATGGCGCGCTGGGTGCCCGGTTTGGCCGCGTTCACCGACTGGCGGTGCAGACGTCAGCGGAAGCGGTAAAGGCGCTGTGCATCAACCTGGACGGGCTGGAAAGCTTTCTCATGAATGCCAAAAAAAACGGCATGACCTTCGCGGTGTTTCGTGGCAAACGCAACATCGGCGAACAGGATTTCAAGGAGCTGGGCGGTGACAGTGATATCCGCATCGCGCCTGTGATGGAAGGGGCGAAAAAGGCAGGTTTATTCCAGACGATCCTTGGCGCAGTGATGGTGGTGGCGGGCATCGTAGTGTCTGGCCTCTCTGCTGGCTGGGCCAGTCCGGTCGGTGGCGCCATGATTTCTGCTGGTATCGGCATGGCTGCAGGCGGTATCTATCAGATGCTCTCGCCGCAGCCCAAAGGCCTTCAGGGGCGCGATGACCCTGACAATAAGCCCAGCTATGCCTTCGGCGGCGCAGTGAACACCCTGGCGATGGGCAACCCGGTCGCGCTGCTGTATGGCGAGCGCGAAATTGGCGGCGCCATAATCAGTGCGGGGATCGTGGCCGAGGACATCTGAGAATTTCTTACTCTTCAATTTGCACCCAATCGGGTGCTTTTTTTATGGATGCAATATGGCAACGATTACTGGTGCAAAAGGCGGCAGTCAGAAGCAGCACACGCCTGTTGAACAACCCGATTCCGCGCAGTCGATGGCGCGCTGCCGTATGCTGCTGGCGCTCGGTGAAGGCGAGTTTGCTGGTGGACTGGATGCTACCCGGATCTTCCTTGACGGCACGCCGCTGGGCAACGCCGACGGCTCGATGAACTTCGAGAATGTTTCCTGGGACTTTCGGCCGGGCACGCAGACGCAGTCGCCGATCCCCGGGTTCCCCGCCGTGGAGAACGAGACCAGCATTGGCGTGTCGCTGACGAAGGCCACTCCCTGGA